CCGCCTCCGCCTCCGCCACCTTTGACAGCGACAAACCAGTCTGCATTTACACGGCCTCCGCCTCCGCCTCCGCCTCGATGGTAACCTACACCAGTAGCATCGTAATAATGCTGACCACCTGCTGTACTGTTACTTCCGGGATTTCCGTTAGAATAGGCATTACCACCAGCACCTCCAGCAAAAGCACCAGCACCGCCAGCTCCACCTATTCCCGGCCCGCCACCAAAATTGGAACCAGACCAGCCTGCATTCTGCCCGCCTTGTCCACCTGCACCTGTTGCAAGAACAGACCCATTAAGCGAAATGGTTGTAGAAGAACCAGAAACATTATAACCAAAAGGTTCCATTGTCCCACTACCAGCAGTTAGGTCGTGTACACCCCCAGCTCCGACAGTAAATGTTATAACATCGCCGGCATTAAAGTCTCTGGTAATAGTCTGCATGTAACCAGTACCACCACCACCACCTGCTGGATATGTAATAGGCCCATTATTCACAGTAGTATACTTATAGGAACCTCCTGCACCACCACCACCCAATGCGTAGATTTGATAGTTACCTGTATAAGGAATAGTATATGAACCAGAAGCTCTCCAACCATTATAGACGTAAGGCTTTGTGGTAACATAACCAGTCGTCTTACTCGTAAACTTAGTCATGTCATTGGCATCAAGTTGACCACCTTCAACAAACCAGTTGTCAATACGGCAGTGATACTCAGTATTGTGGGCAAGTGTATTAGCAGGGATTACACATGTAGTAGCATCTATGCCTGTCTCCTTAGAAAAGACTACAGCATTATCAGACTTACGATAAATAACTACACGAGTATATGAAGGGACGTTAGAACCAACACGAGGGGCATTTGTCCAAGTATAAGTCTGAGCAGACTCAACAGGAATGTTAGTCTGACCTTGAACAGGATACGTTTGGTTGGGTTGACCAGTATACTTGTGCATAATAGTTCTTACAACTACACCGTCTGTATCTCGTGCCCAACCAGTTATAGTACCGTGCACGTCAACGAACAGTTTGTATACTCCATTCCATGATAAAGCATTAGCAAGAATGTTGTAAGAAGAATTGTATGCAACTTCTCCACTAGTCCATATAGGCTGTTGTGAAGAAGGATCAGCAGTTATACCAGAGTAGGCACTTATCTTCATCTTATCTACAGTCTGTCCCGTTACTGCACCAAGAGCAATTGTCGTTGGAATGACAACAGAAGGATCAAGTACAGAGTTGGCAGCAGGTGAAGTAATCGTAGCTGCACCAAGAGATGCAGTCTGTCCATTTACCTGCAACAAAGGAGAAGACCATGCCGAGTAGTACTTCTTATTTGTGGATGTGTCAGTCCAGTAGTTACGAATACGTGCGTAGTTAGTAGCAGCAGGGTTATCAAAAATCCACCAAATGCTACCGTTTAAAGCTACGCTTGTAGCTGTTCCAGATATATTAGAAGAGCGTTTTATATAACCAAAATTAGGATCATTGGACGTGTTAACTTCTGTTCCAAACACTGTATATGTAGGGCTAGAGGTTCCTTGAGTCCATGTAACATTAAACGTGTCGTCTTTTGTAATAGTCTGACCCTGTTCAGATGTCCATACAGGAGCAGCAAAGGTAACGACTGTAAAAAACTCTACCGATTGCAGAGAAACACGAAGAGTATCCAAGTCATACTCACCATTATCAGCCCAGTACGCTTGGATCTTAAGGTTCTCATTCCACGGTACGTCTACAGTAACAGTCCGCCCAGTAGTCCAGTTAGATGTTTCTTCTTTTGTGAGCCACCCATGTTTAAACACCGTTCCGTCTGTGTAAAGAATATCATATACACAAACATTTGGGTAGATAAACTCTGGAGCAACTGGATCTGGAGCAGCAAAAGTAAACGTGCAGTGCGGATTTGTGCCTGATGTTACATTTATTGCTAGGTTTTTTGACCACCTGTATTGAACAGATGTACTAAAGTTCTTAGCAGAAGAACCACCCAAGAAATCATATGCTTCAAGAGTAAATGTAGAAGTTCCTTTAAATGCCGAATTACTTGCATCTACAGGATAGTCAGCAGGTATCTTCCATGTGATAGTTACAGCTTCATTAGCAGCGATGTTGTTCGTCTTAGAGAATGAGCAGTTTTTAGCATTCTTAATTCGATACTTAACTTCATCACCATCAGCATCAGTAACACCAGAGAAGTGAACAGTAGAGGTAGCATATCGAGAAGCAGTAGTAGGTACATCATGGACAAGCTTAGAGATGTCCGGAGGGTTGTTAGCAATGATGTTAACATTCAGAGTACCGTACCGAGATAAGTTACCAGATGCAGTCTCAGCATACGTAGTAACTACAATAACGTCACCAACAGCACCAGTAAAAGATACATCACCAGTAGCCGTAGCATTCGTTGTAGTAGGTGTAGTTACAGGTACACGAATGAATGTCTCTTCACCAGTCTGGCTACCTACATAATAGAAGGCAACGATAGGATCTTCAAAGCCACCCATCACTGACGCAGTAAACGTATAAGGATACGTTGTACCAGAACGTACAGAAGTAGTACCAGTAACAACAGGAGTTTCAACAATTGTAGTATTGAACTGGTGAATAGCATCAACTGTACGACGAGGCGTCATGTTAGTCGTGTTGTCTATACCTTCAATAGCTTGCTGATACGTAGACAACTTAGACACACCCAGTTTTTCTGTAGTAGCAATCGTACTAAAGAAAGACTGAAGAGCACCAGCAGTGATGCGCATCTCTACACGAGTACCTGCAGGCCATGCTTGTGCAGTAGTGCCTTCCTGTGCACGCCTAATCTTAAAGCCTTGTCTACCTTCTGGATTATATACTTCAAAAGCTTCTACAATCTCTAAGGTATCATCACCAACAAGAGTAAGCTTAAACACATCACCTGAGTCAGATGCAATAACAGGAAACACAGAAGCATCTGCTACATACAGTACTTCTTGTACATCTGTCATTTTATAGGTAAGCGTAGAAGCAGCATTGTTTTTAAATAGAATAGCCATATGTTACTCCTACAGCTTCATGATAAACGCAAGTGCGTAGTAAGGAGGACGAATATCAATAGCACTAGCTGCCGCTGTGTGTGCGTGACCGTTATCAGTAACACCGTGGTAGTGAGGCTGGTTGCCACCACGAAAATCTGTAGTGAAAGCGATGCTGGTTTTAATAGCTTCCATAACTTCACCAGTACCACCCCTAGCCGAATCTCTAGATTCAGCCGCAGTTATAGAACCAGCGTGCTGATGGGAAGGCATCTGAGCTTCTGTAAGAGTAGTTCCTGCTACCTGTATACCTGTACCTGCAGCACCAGTCCATACAGAAGGTGTCTGTGTAATACTACCGCCAGTATTACCTACACCATAACTTTGTCCAGCACCAACTATAAACCTATCTTTAAGATTAGGAGTACCGTTATTACCATCACACAAAGCCCACCCAGAAGGAACAGCATTAGTAGCACCAGTCCACATGGTAATAATACCACGAGGTATCTTAGCTTGTTCAACAATAGCAGTAGCTTGAGCTAACGTGTCTGTGTAAATCTGAGTAGCCATTTCCTCAATAGATCCTGCAGTAAGACGAAGTTCTACGACAGAACCTTCAGGAAAGGCTCTCGCAGGCGTGTTCTCTTGAGCTCGGTTAACCGTAAATGTATCTACATTTCTAGATGTAACACCCATAATCTCTAGATTACCTTGTGTATCCACTACAGTAATCATGAAGAAGTTGTCACCTGTCAGTTCAGGGAACAAAGATCCCCCACCCGGAGAGACAACAATCTGCGTATCACTCACTGTCACGGTACTAAACAGTGTGGTCGATGCATTGTTTGAAAATTTGATTTTCATTTATCGAACATCCTTCTGGAGGAAACGTAAGATTAGGCCCATACACAGGGCAGTCACAGTTACAGTCGTCAAGCTTGATAGCGTCTCCGACCTTGATTATGACATCAACTATAGGCCATTCATGATTAGCTTCTATGACTGTCGCATTCTCAGAGATAACATTAGCCCAAGGTTTAGACTCTGCTATAGCTTCAATCTCAACAGCACCAAGCTGACCAATTACCACAGGAACAATCATATCCGTCCCAGCTTCACAGAACCATGCACGCTGTATGATGTCAGCTTCAGTGTCATCCATATGCGTAATCGCTTCAATGGAAGTAACACCTATCTTACCTACAGTTTGCATAGCCTCCATGTCTGTGACTGCTTCTATTAGAACACCTCTGATAATGATATCAAAAGGAAGTTCATCCATGACAACACGAGATACTATGTTAGTTCCTACATCTGTGATAGGAGTAATCTTATCTATATCTCTGTTAATCATGTAAGCATCAGCCCACATAGGAACTTCGTGAGACTGAAGACGAACAGTTGAGCTAGCTAAAAATTCTGCAACTGCGTTAACAGTTACATCAGTTGTCGTAATGACATTACCTTGTGTAAGCAGATCGACAATAACATCTGCATTAACAGCACCAAGCTGAAGGGTGCCTGCGTTTATCAAGGTAGTGTTGACAAGCATCCCGTTAATAGGATTCATGAGTGTCATTGTCTACCTACCTCAAATAACTTTTTACACCGTGGTGCTGTCAGTAATACGAATGCTCGAAGTCTGAGCACGGATGATGAACTGGTCACCAGCATCTACATCACGCGGACGTTCATCAAGCGTCTGAGGATTACGAATAGCACCCCAAGCCAGAACGTTCCCATCAGTAGCTGCATCCATGATAGCAACATGCGTCACACGACCCCAGTTAGAAATAGCAACCGGGAACTCAATAGCGTTCGCATTCTTCACTACACTCGCAGCAGGCGTCGTAAAAGAGCTGTTCTCAGCTTTTACACGAGCATAACCTTCGCCAGTAACTTCATTCTTAACAGGGCTGTTATCAGTCAAACCAGTCGCAGACGTGAACAGAGCCCAGTACTTAGCCGGAGTGTTATAAACGGTACCGTTAAACACATGGGCAAGAATCTTGTTGTCAAGATAAGTACTAAAACCAGACATGTTATTTCCTTTAGAAAATTTTATGTTTAAGAGGGAGCATCGTCTTCGACTGAGCAACCCAAGATTTGTAAGCCTTAGACTTAGCACGAGAGATACCCGCACGGAACTTGCGAATATAATAGTTCACAAGGTTAGGCTTAGACCAAACTCTACCGGATAGACTGTGCAAATAAGCAAGTGCACCGGAAGCAATAGTCTCAGCCCAGTCCGTATACAGGAACTTAGGAATCTCATCAGCTTCTCGCGTAGGCTTCACAGCAGCAAGCATATGCAAAGCTTCTGGAATGTCTTCCATAGGTACACCTACAAGATGCATCACATTAGGACTTTCCATATAGAAGTACTTAGGATACTTATCCTTACGCAGACGCCAATCAGGAGAGTACGAGTCAAGGTCTTGCCTATTTGTTTTCTCTACTTGAGACTGACGAAGTTGTCCTTCAACAGTGTCACGGATAGTAACAGTGACAGGCATCACAATCGTAGCATCTTTGTCTACGATATTGATACCATACTTAGGTTCATCCTTAACAAGATCTCCACAATAAATCTCTTGCTGCCAAATAAGAGACTTCTCACAAAACTCAATACATGCGTTTCGCAGAGCTTCTTTCACCATAGCCACAGGACAACCATGCACATCAGGACGCACGTACTTGAAGAAGTCTTCCCAAACAGCGTTATTCAAATGATCAATCATTGCTGGGCTGTGCCTCCCCAAGATTCGTAGGTAGCTCATCAATCTTTGGCATAGCAATTACAGAAGCATTATACTCCTGACCCAAAGACTGATAAAAAGACTGAACGCACTGTTGTGCAATCTGCCTGTCGTTTGCAGAAGTACTATCAGTACTGTACGCAAGGTACAACATATAGTCTACAATAGGGCCACGATAATTGCCCATAAGTTGCAGATCTTGCTGCATAGCAACATCGTCATCCATTTCTGCAAAAGAAACATATGGTGCAGAGTAAGCCATCTCTACATAGACATCTTTATCTTTTGCTACCGGAGGGTTAACAAGAAACTGCCGAGGAGTCTTACGATCATACACAAATTCGTAGACAACATCAGAAGGAGTAGTTCGTCTCCAGTCAGAGAAATAATCAAGATCTCTACGTTCTACCTGAAACACAGGCTCACCAAACGTAAAGGTGTTATCCTCTTCCTTTGTAGCGTTACAATAGATGTCAATGAGAGCATAAGCATCATCAGGAATAGTCTGACGAATACCGGGGTTCAACTTCACTACGTCAGTTTTAACCCATACGTCAGGACGCATCATGATCAGCTTATTGATAGCATCATCAAGAAACTCAAGGTACTGGTGCTTTGAGAGTCGAACATAGTCCATATCATTATACAGAAGAGTTACTCTATTTATGATATCAGAGACTTTCATTATTACCCTCAAGTAAGCAAAATGTTAGACTAACTATTCTTACGCGGACGACCGGGGCCACGCTTCACAGGCATCGTCAGCTGGATGTCAAGAGCATCAGCTTCCATCTTACCAACCTGTTCAGGAGTGGGAACCACTTCTTCCGTCCCATCAGCCTGTTCCTCAACATAACCAAGGAACGTATAAGGATACGTAGGAATGTGAACTTCAACAGTAGACTGCCGACCGAACTCATCCTGCTGCGTCTGATAAGACGTAGTGTACGCACGGTCAATGCATTCACGAAGCATGTATTCAGGAACAATCACTTCCTTACCATAAGGAGCTTGGAAGTTCTTGCTGTTTACAGAAGCAAACACATAAGGGCCAGCAGAAGGATTAGAAGACGTATGAAAGATAACCCGGCACTTACGTGCAGTCGAGTCAACACCAGCATGATCCTGTCTCCAATCCATCAACAGACGAACAGCGTGCTTACGAATAAGTTTGTTGTCTTCCGTCAACGGAATGTGCAGGCCACGTTCAAAGAGCATATCCCGAATCTGCATATCAGAGGCAGAGTTGAGATCGGTGTCAGTAAAAACAGGAGTGTTAGCCATAAAGAATATACCTTAAAATTTAGTTTGTAGAGCTAGGTGTAGCAGAGCTAGATACGAGAAAGGGGAGAACCCCAAGAGTAGTTGTTCTCCCCATATGGGTCAAGGCTTAGTACGCAGTACAAGCAACTTCAGCGCGAACCATCCAAGCCTGATTGAGAATCACGCAGGTCTGCATGGTCTTCCAAGCAACGTGGGCACGCTGAGCGAGCGGGTCAGATTCAGTGTGAGAAGGATTGATGATCACCGGAGTCAGAGACTCAGCACCCTTCAGGGGCACCAGACCATAGGCATCCTTCGCAAGGAAGAGGATGGGGTAAACGTCAGCCTTGGCACCGGCGGTAGAAACCATCGTGTCACCAGCAGCATTCGTCTTAACACCACCAGCATTCGGCCAGCTCTTCATCAGAGTGGTGAAGAGGTAACGCACACCTTCAACAGCACCAATTTCATTTTCCCACGGAGACGTATTGCCATAGTCCTTCACGTCTTGGAAGTGAGGCATCGAGCGGATGTCAGCTTCACAATCGGGATGGCAGACAGCCACGAAGCAGGGAGAGATGGATTCAGTGTAGAAGCGAGGCGTGGACTTAATGCTATCGGTCAGGAAACGAGCCTTCTGGTTCTTCAGCTTACGCGTAATGCGACGCTGCAGGGGCAGAGAGATAGGCGTGTTCACTTCATTACGAGCAGTACCATTCGCATATTCAACGTTGGTACCACCGAGCAGAACACCGATACGCATGTTTTCAACAGTTTCCGCAGCCTGTTCACCCACGATCTGCGTAACCTGTTCCATAACAGGGGAGTCGTTGGTATCGAGCAGAACGTCGGTCATGGTCACGAGGTTACCATACTGATGCACAGCGGCTTCAATGTCGGTAACCGAGAAGGTCTGAGCAGTAGGCGTAACACCTTCGGTCAGTTCCTTCGGCGTGGCATCAAGAGATTCAAAGCGACGGAACTTAGCGGTCTTCGTGCTCTTGGTCGGCAGGGGATAAGCCTGACCAAACTTTTCAAACACGAGGTAAGGAAGAGCACGGATGAGCATCTTAGCAACGACATAGACATTAGCCATCGTGCTAAGAGTACCATCAGTAGAAGAACTGGTAGCACCAGTATGCATGATAGTATTCGGAGTAGCCATTAGATATAATTCCTAATTTCAAAAACGAGTTTAGCGCGTCCTTCTGCTACGTTCATACTCACGAGCAAGTTCATCAAAAGACTTCTCACGAGGCTTGGCTTTAGGTTTATTGCTTATATCAATAGGTTCCTTGCCAGTACGAACTGCCATAGCAGCGAGCACTTGTTTAACAATATCTTCAGTCTCAGACGCAGGGTTTGTCTGCACCCGAGGAGAAGAAGCCCTAGTCATCTGTGGCTTGTTAACGCCACGAGCAGACTTGTAATCGTCCAGAAGAGAAATAACTTCCTGTGCTGTACCGTACTGATACACATACTTAGCACCATTCTGCATCACAGGAGGCAGAGAGTTAATCCAAGTAAAGAGATCACCACTGTCCAATATCGCACTGATATCGGGGTGGGCAGCACGGATAGTACTGAAATGTTTGTCCGCTTCGGACTGGAAGATCTGCTGTTGAATAGGTTCAACCCGAGTCTTAAGCTCAGTCTCAACATTCTTCTTAACAGCAGACACCTTAGTGTCAACAAGCGTTTTCACTGCATTAGCAATTTCAGGATGAATCTCAAAGAGTTCCTTCACATTTTCAGGAAGTTCATCTGGATCTTCCTTAGTCTGCGCAGGTGCATTCTTCGCTTCTTTGAGTTCCTGATACTTATGAGACAGGTCTGTGAGTCTGCTAGCCCACAGAGTATTCTGTGCTTCAGCGTCACGCTTTGCCTTTTCATAAAGCTCTTTATAATTCAGAGGAAGCTCAGTGGTCTGTTGTTCATTCTGAACAGGAGCTTCTTGTTCTTGCTCCAGTTCTTCTGCAGGCTGAACTTCGTCGTCATCATTCTGGCTCACGACGTTTTCTTCTTCGGAAGGATCTTCAGGCTCACTCAGGAAATCATCAAACGAAGGCTCTGCCTTAGAGGGATCTTCGTAAGACTTCGCAAGTTCGTCGAAGGCTTCATTGAAATCTTTGTTGTTCTGATCGTTCATATTTTTATAACTAAGTTAGGGAGGGTTAATACCCTAAGTCCTAACTGGCTTGGCTCATGAGCAAGTTATCCGAAAGGGGCTCGCTCCCAAGTTCCAGTACATCCAAGAGCTTTTGTACCATACGTAGTTCACCGATAAGTCGGTCTACGTTATCTGTATTATCAGGACTTAGTAACTTACTATACCGTTGGCTTCTAAGAACCTTCAGGTAAGCAACTATATTTTTTTGTAGATCGGCGTTGGCCGTGAGCCTGAAGGATTTCTCCAAGCTCACACGCCTACCGTTAAGTGGTGTATCAATCATATTAACTCTGAGGATACGCTTGTTCAGGCTGGCTAATTAGAGACATATCTTCACGAAGCTGTCTCAGACTGTCAATCAAAGCCGCAGGGCTAACACCTTCAGACCGTGCAGTCTCAACCATGTCGGTCATCCACTGACGTTCTTCCTGAGCTTGCTTCTGTTCTTGCTGCTTCTGAACTTCAATCTCCTTATCAGAGTACACCAAGTTGTCATCAGAAAGATCAAGGGCATCAGCAATCGAACGGATAATGTTCGGACGCTTAACAGTACCAAGGTCAACCTGATTGTTAGTAATCTGTGCAAAGTTAATCAGACTCTGTGCTCTGATTTCCTTAGCGATGAGAGACGAAGTACCACGAGCTTGAACAGCATAGTCACCCTTAATATCAGAATCACTATTGAATTTCATGTTCCAGTGATACATAGCAGAAATAAACGGCTTAGTGATGCCATCATCAAAGTTCTTAACCTGATCTTTGATCGTAATGTTTGCAGAACCCATCAACATAGACAGGCCAGAAGCAGTACGACCGGCAGCACCAGAAGGTTCTCCCCACATCTGACGAGGAATAGAAGTAACTTCATCCCCATAGCTGCGGAAGAGTTCAATCATCCGTTCAAATTCAGTAGTATAACTAGGAAGCTGGAAGACACGGATAGCAGGATTAGCAGCATCAGCTCCTTCACCTGTACGCATCCATACCTTAAACGGATAGACATCACGAGGATCTTCGTCTTCCGACATAAGGTCAAGGTTTACTTCAATCTGAGGGCCAGCAGAGATAGCAGCGTTGTCCAGCATAGCTCTGAACGCACTGTTAATCAGCTCCTGAACATCAGACATGATAGACGGAATACCTTCACCAAAGATAGAGGTTTCGTCTTTGTCATAATAGTAGAAGAAGTAAGGCCACTTAACGCCTTCCATAGGCATGAGAGACGCTTTAATAACGTGGTCACCAAGTACCCAAATGTTTGCAGCCAGTTCTACCTGACCTTGCATACGTTCAGGAATCTCAACACCCACCTGATTCAGATCATCAGCATCCACAAAACCCCAGAACTCAAACACTTCATACTTCTTAGAGTGAGCAGCATCAGCAACACCGCTGTCGATTACATCACCCATAGAGGTAAGTTGGTTCTCAAAGTCTTTCTTCTGATAATCACCTTCAGGATTCTCAGCAACGTAAGTAGAGATTACATCTCCATTGAAGTCTGATCTCTTTCCGAGACCGATGACATCGTGCTTATCCATCTTCCGTCGTTGAATGATGTATCTACATTCGGAGGGGCAAGTAGCTTCCATGTCCGGGTAGATATCCCATATGCGGACGTTTTCGATGAAGGGCGTGATGGAGTCATAATCACAGAGTATCCACTTCTCTTTGTCTCCATTCTTTTCCTTCTTATAGTACTGACGGTTTTCAGAGATAGAAACAAGAGGCCCTTTAAGAATACCAGTACCATACAGATTACCAGAATGCATAACATCTCGCATAATCTCACGGTACTTCAACTCAGCAAGCTGGTCTTCGATAACCTTAGACATCTTTCCAGCTTGATTCTTAGCTTCATCCTGCATAAGAACATAGAGTTCTTCAGGACTAATCTGCTTACCTTGATCCTGAGAAACAACTTCAAGGATAGCAGCCTCTTTCTTCTTGCTGAACTGTGGCAGTGGCGTAGGCTCAATACCCCAGTTCTTATCTCCGTTCGCAGGGAACAGCAGGTCAGACAAACGACTGTCAACAGTCTTGACCTTAGTTCTTGTCATACGAACAAAAGCTTTACTACGTAGAGGATCCATACGTTCAAGAACTTCGGGAGAGTAGATACCTTTGTACTGACGAAGGGCATTCAACCACTTCTCTTCAATAGTCTTACGTGCACTGTCCGATCGGTCAAACGCTTCACGAACAAATGCAGCCAGACCTTGGGGCGTTTCAGACGCGCCTTCGGTATCTTCTGCACCGGAATCTTCATCTACCTGCATCTTGTCAGAAACTTCCGAGAGAAAGTCCTGTACATCTTTGTCTTCGGCAGAGTCGATTACAGTTCCAGAACCGAAAAAATCTTTTTCAGTCATGATTTTTAGTAGCCTCCAATCTGGCTAGCAGCACGATATTTACGTTGTGTATTAAACAAAAACTTCTTCTCCCGCTTATGCACATACTCCATCATTGCGTACTGCAAGGCGTCATGAACGTGAGAGAACTCGTTCTTAACAGGAGATGCTTTGTAGAGAACACCGTTAACAGTTTTAGATTCAGCATATTTATATTCTGATACGAAGCCTTTTCTTAAGGCTATACATTGAGGCCCAAGCTTGAATCTGCCCTTTAACCGAAGGAACTGTGCAACGGCTTCAAATCGAGGAGTCCAGTTGTTTGTCTTAGCTAGCTTAGCAGGAAGATTACATTCTTTCAGTATCTCCATGCCAGACTTAGCATCGTTCATTGACCGCTGTGAAGTAGCAGGGTCACACACAACTCTAAAGTTATTTACAATCCAAGGATACTTAGATGTGATCTTAGGCCAAAGATGTTCTTCACAGAACTCTTTGAGAGAACAGTTGTCTGTGCAGATCTCATCAAACACAATAACTGTACCATCAGGGGCTTGCTGTGTGAAAGCAGCAGAAGGAGTCAACCCTTGATCCATCCCAATTACAACAGGCACACCACGAAGAGGAACCATCTCTTCATCAACATGGTGCTCAAGATCACTGTAATCCTTATAAACAGGTTTACCTCGTTTTACTTCACCATAGTTGTTAAGCACGTTGACGTTGATAAAGTCTTCGTCTGCACCCATACACATGGTTTCATAGTAACCTTCATCAAGGTTAGCAAGGTTCTCTGCTTCAGGATTAAGAACATACTTCCCGTCTACCTTAAGCATAGCTGGAGGTTGACGATAGAAACTATGTCCTTCTGGTTTGTCTTCCTCTGCAAGGCGATATAACCAGTGCTCAGTACTTACGGCATTGTAGTCAAGTATAATGAATGGTCTGACTGGGCCACCATCTTTCTTAGCAGGATAACGCTTAAAGCGTGTCTTGATAAGCTGAAAGGTACCTTCTGTAAGTTCAGATGCTTCGTTCAAATGAGCAGAGGTCACTTCCAACGAACGAAGCTTTTCAGCAGATCTATCATCATCGACAGCAATGAACACGACTTCCATATCAACGGTCGTACCATCAGCTAAAGGATACTTAATCCTGCCGATGATGGGGGTAGAATAAGTAATAGTGATTTTATCTTTAAACCATGACAACCACGTTTTAATGGTGGTTGACTTTAGGGCCGGGTACGTTGCACGGACAACAAGGTGTCTGCTGTGCCTGACTCCATGTTCGTCTGGTTTCTGACGCATAGCATTAAAGAACGCTTGAAAGATACAACCAGAGGACTTGCCAGATCCTACTGGCCCCATCACAAACAGAAAAGGATTCGGGTCACGATGAATCTTTGCAAACGTGGGCAGGACTTGATAATCAATATCCATAACAGTCCTTACGCAGTTTCTTTCGCCAGATCCTTGAGTCCCGCAGGAGCAGTCTCTTCATCAGGGAAAGAGATGTTAACGTTAATAACTTCACCAGCATTCGGATTGAAATCCATAGCTTTCATTTTCGGCTGGTAGTAGCTCAGCAGTTCAGAGGCGATCTTAATCTTCTCTGTGCTGTTGGTCTTAGCAGACCTAGCCAAATGCACAAGTTCCTTGATAGGATCGTACCCAAATTCAAAGCGAAGACGACGAAGAAGTTCGTCTCCCTTGGTACATCCCTTACCGTCAGGAACAACTACAGAAGGACTAGGCTTCTTCAGAAGGGGCTTTAAAGAGTCTTTCTTCATCAAGGTCACCTAAGTCAGAGCGGTCAAGCAGGGTAGCTATCTTCTCTGCATATGTCTTTAAAAGGAATTGGAAGTCACCAGAAGTAATGTCTTCACGGATCTTACAGAACTCTACGATAATAAAACCAAAAACATCTTGATCATCAGACACAAGAGGAGCAAGAGCAAAGGACACAGCCTTGTGTGACTTCAACAGTGTATATGTAGACATATCAAACTTATGCAGACGTTCAATATTCATGATTACTTTAGGCTCTATACCAAAAGCAGCGTTAGTAAGATATGAGAAAGCAGACACAGGCAGGTTTAAGAAATCAGCTTGTGCCGGTTTAAGTCCGGGACGAACAGCTTCGTATGTGCAAGACATCTTTGCAAAGTCAATACCAGACAGGTTTTGACACCCGTTATGAAACTGAACAACTGCAACTCTGTCTGCATTTAATTCAGACTTAGCATGTCTAAGCTTGGTAAGAACACGACTGTTCATATCAATGAGTGATGGAAAATCCTTTGCAAACTTTTTCGTCTTACGGGCAGCTACACGCTTAAGGTAAGTAGATAAAGTTGCACATTCATAGATAATGAATGCAGTTCCTCCCAGCATCACAAGTGATAT